AGGTGTAGAAGGAGTCTTTTTCTTCCAACTTATCATTGGGTGTCTTGAATAATCTCTTTCATAACCTTTATCTTTCATTTTTTGATGTTCTCGTTCTCTATCCATTACATCATATACATTTGATTTAAGAGCTTCGTTAGTAGCAGATACTTTAGCTGAAGAAATACCGCCAGTACCACCCCAACGTTTTTTACCGGCTAGAAGTCTCATTTTTTCTCTTTTTTCAGGCTTTTCTACACCTCGATCTACCAGATATCTAGTTGTATCAGAGTATCTTTGCAGGACGCCGGTGCGGCTAAGCTCATCAATCTGATCGACTTCTTCTTTTGTTAATCTATTTGCTTGTTGAGCCTGTTTTTTCTGTTTAGCATCTTTAATTGCCTGAGTGACAAGATTTGTAGTCCCTGTCGGCATGCCGTACTTACCACCGATCGGGCCCATGCCGCCACCAAGGTTGGTTGGATAATTGTGCTTCTTTCTTATTGTTTCTTCTCCACCAGGGCCAACATCAGTAACTTTGTAACCAATATCAGCGTCATCGATCGATAGTTTTACCTTTGCCATAGATGACTTTTTCGATGCTTCATCAATCTGATCTGCTGATTCACCAAAATGTTTCCCAAAAAGATTCTTTGCAGTTCTTTGAATTTTTCCAGAAGGTATACCTTTTGCAGAATCTGTATGTTTTAAAATCATATCGCGGATGTCATTTGATGCTTCGGCATGATCAACATAACTCTCTCTGTTTCCAGCTTCTTTTGCCAACTTCGCTGCATTCACGTGTTTCTGTGCAAGTTCTTCGGCATCTTTTTCACTCATGTGCTCTTCATGAATCTGATCTACTTCTTCAGTCATTTCAGAAGCCAAATAATCATAAGCAGTTGAGATGTAATCTTCAGCTTTAGTAATCTTTGACTGCACCCATTCAGGCAAATCTGTATCAGGTTTTAATAACATCATTAGATTTTTAGAATTACGGCTAATAGTTTTTAATTGAGTTATGGCCATTTCGCCTTCGTAACCATACTCAGCTTCATCTTTTCTTTCATTAAATACTGCTTCGTTAGTTTGCTTATAAAGTATAGCATCTTTTGGTTTTATATTTCCATGTTTTTTAGGATTTGTCATTTTAATATTAGATGCTTTAAACAGATCGTCACCATTGCCATTACGATCAGGATGCATTTCTACAGAATGTGCAGCAATAAAATCTCTATCACCTTTGGACACAGGAGCATAGTCTACTCCAGGATTATTACCAAGAGTTAAGCTACCAACCTTCGAAGCTGGAAATTTACCAGATATTACATCACTGTATTTTGATAAAATTAAATTAAGATGTTTTGCCATGGTTAATCTGTTCCTATTAGTTTATTTTTTACTGATTTGTGTAATGATCTTCATCTTCATCAGCAGAATTAGCAAAAATTGTTTGAGAAAGTTCATATTTTTTATCAGATATTGCTGCATTTAATTTGTCAATCATTAAACTATTAAAACCTTGAGCAAATTCTTCTGGTTTTTGGTCTAATGCAGAAATTACTAAATCTTGTACATTATATTTATTATTATTTTCCATTTACTACACCTTATGCTTTATTGATTAACTGTCACGTTTAAAGTTGCCTAATTGTTGTACTATTTCAGGATTTTTTGCAACAATTTGAACTGCAGCTTTGTATTTAGATTGCTCTTGTGTAGTTCTATTTCTCACCCCTCTTTGTTTCATTTGATCAACAAATATCATTGCATTTCTAACCTCTTCAATTTTTGGATCTTGACTTTCTTCTGGTGGTGATTCTTGAGGTTGTTGCTGCTGTTGTTGTAGCATTTGTTGAGTTTGTAACACAGTTTGTTGATTTTGATCTATAATAGGATTAATCCAACGTGGTTCTTGTGATTGAATTTCATCTTCAATATATCGATCTTGATCAGCGATATTTTCATCTGTTTGACGCAAAATATTTTTACGTATCCAATCATGAGAATAATATTTTCCACTAAACTGTTGAAATCCTGCAGCTAGCTGTAATCTACCTTGGGAAATTTCAGAATCTTTAAGCTCAGCAAAGTAATTATCTTTAGCAAAATCAAATTTAACATCGTTCTGAATTATTTCCCAATCGTCAAGAGTAATTATACCCTTTAAAATAAGTTGTTTTTTTAACATCTCAATAAAAAGATGAGAAAAACGTGCACGAAGTCTAATGATAAAACGAGTAAATTTAAGCTCATCACGAGTAATTTCAGTGGCTCTACCAATTGAATATAAAGCGTCTGAATTTAAACGACTAACAGGAACATTTAATGCTTGCAAAAATTTCTTTTGGAAATAAAGAACATCATCCATTTGTCCTAAATTTTGACCGCCTGGAAGAGTAGTAACCTCTGTGCCTCTTCCACCTTCACGTCGAGGAAGCCAATAGTCTTCAAGCATTGTCATAAATTTACGATCGTCTCTTACGTTACCAGTAGAAGCATCATAAATTAATCTGTTTTTGTGTTTTACCATAATGTCGCGAACATATTCTTCAGCTTTTATTTTTGGTAAATTACCAACATCAATATACCAAATACGTCTTTCTGGTGCACGAGCTAAACGGTAAATTACCAGAGCATCCTCAAGAGTACTTAATTGATTTAATGCTTTAATTGATTTGTGTAGATATGATAAAACCATTTTTCCTTGGTTGTCAGTTAAACCTGACACAACATGAAGGATAGAATCTTTAGCAACCTTCAAACCAGTTGTACTTGTTCCTATTGCTTTATTACCGTAATTAAAACCTTTATCATTATAAACGTAATATTCATTTACTGTTTTTGTCAATTCAGATTCATTAGGTTGATTATGTGAACCTCTTTTATTTTGAATTTCTCTAACTTTTCGAATTTTACGAGGGTCAATAAAACGAAGCTCTTTAATACCTTCTTTTGGGTTTTTTTCATCTATTAAAACATGATAATATAAACGACCATCAATATACCAGCGTCTAAAAATTTCGTAAGCAAATTTATTAAATTGAATAACATTTAAACAAATTTTAAATTCATCTCTCATAACTTTTTTAATGTTTTCAGAGATATTTAAATTTTCTAAATTTAAACTTATTAGATTTTCTGTATCAATTGAAATTGCTTCATTAACAATTTCATCAATTGCTGAATCACATTCAGGAACAATAGACATTTCACGATATCTTGTAACTAATTCAGCTTCTGATCTTACTGTGCCATCAAGATCAACATAAGTACCATAAGCACCACCTGCAGCAACTACTACTGCACCATCATCAATATCTTGAGATGGTGCAAACGATTTTAAATCGATATCTTTTTTAATTCTTTTGAATTCAAACCCTAAGAGTTCTGCCATTTTTTTCTCCAAATTAGAGGGGAGAATTTCTCCCCCCATTCATCATACATTTATATTATTTATAATGGTCCTAAAACCCCATCTAGTTGAGCTTCGTTAAGATATGTGTTAACGCCACCAGCCTTTTTGGTAGAAGTCTCAACGAGTGGAATCCAATAATCATACTCAAAAGATACTGCAAATCTTTCAATAGCATTCTGTGAGTCCCAAGAAAGTCCTATTGCACTAGTGCTGGTTGGGAATGCACCAACTATTAAATATGAACGAATTACAGTTCCATCTTTTCCATACTGAACAACTTCTAGATCTACTTTATAATTTTCTACGCCTACATTTGGGTCTCTTACATTTGAAACCATACGATTAATAGCATTTAACCAAGTTTCAAACATAGAACGAACTGAGAAGTCTTCATCATTTAGTACCGAAACAGACCAAGAACCAAAAGCTCTTTCTCCAGCAACTTTAATTTTACGACCAAAATAAGGAATTTCAATTGAACTTATAGTTGATGCTGGCAATTCAGCTGTTTCGCAGACAAATCTAAATTTATCTACCGAAACATTGTCGATACCAATTCCTTCTGGAACTGTTAAAAAGACATTAAAGAGGGATGGTCTGGCGCCACCATATACCAAACCATTATCTTTAAAAGCACTAATATTAAAAGGCATTTTTTTTCTCCTTTATGGAATACGATCTATTTATTAAAATCTACCTACAATTTCAGAGAATTGGACGCCAGTTCCTACTGCTACAAAGTTTAATTGTATAAAATTAATACTTTTAGCTGGTTTGATGAATATATCACCAACAAACTGATTAGAATCAATTATTTGTGAAGTATTATTAGTTTCGTCACAAACAACTAAGAAATCAGTAATACCACGCCGACCTTGTATAGTTCTTAGATATGGAGTTACAATGTTTTTGAACTGTGATCTAGTAAACGCATCATTAAATTCAAAAAGTGAAAACTTAGCAGAACGAGAGATAGCTTTTTCTAAAACAATGAAAAGTCTACGAACATTAATTCTATCAAAAGCAGAAGGTTTAGATTGAAGAGTTTTATCACCAAACAACACAGTTCCTTGACCTGGGAAAGTTACAACTGGGTTAATTCCGTGTGAAAAAAGGATATCACGTTCTGATTTTCGTGGATTGTATGCAATTTTAACGATATTTTTAATTTGGCCACGATTAAATCCTGCAGGTGAGAACCAAGAATCATTAATTGCATCAGTACGAACACACAAACCAGCTATATCACCATTTAAAGGAATCCAACGATAGATATCGTTATAACGGTCATACTGGTACTTGTAACCCGAATCAAGTACTCCAAAAGAGCTACTGTGGATAGCATTTCTCCAATTTTTTAAACTTTCAGCTTCACGTCCTATATTGTTATAAACTTTTGATTTATCTGGTGAAATGAGGACAATACAATCTTTACGAACTTCACAAATATTATCAATAAGATAATTTGCTAATTGGTAGTTGTTAATTGTTTCACCATTTACAACAGTAGATCCACCAGTTGGTTTACCTTGTAAAATTAAAGAAACTTCAACATCTTCTGGCGAGGCAAACATGTCATAAGCAGCTCCAAGAATTGATAAAGATGCATTTGATTCAGATTGACCATCATTTCCAAATCTCATAATCATACTTGCTGGTTCAGATGCTGTCGAAGAGATAAGGTTAGTTGAGTTTGCAGAAGGTGCACCTGAACGATCATTTGCCCACCAAACATATCTTGAAGCATCATTAATTATATCTTTATAATAATTTGTTGATCCATCAATGTTTTTAGCATCTGTTGCACGAGATAGTCCCTTATAAGTTTCGAGAATTGTTCCTGGAGTTCCACTAAACAAACCACTATCATCAGCAACAACAATG